CTCCAACGTAGTTAACGTGGAAACCATCCAATGTTTCAGGTTCGGTAATAACGTTGCCTTCTTCGTCCCACTCACCACCACGGGTGATAGAACCAACAACATCAATAGCGTAGTTATGGGTGTAAGCCTTTAGTTGTTCAGTTTCGTTACCTTCTTCATCGGTAACAGTAGTCATAAAACCAGCAGCACGAGCTGCCGTTAGCCAGGCGTTTTCATCCGCAAACCGGAAGAAAGGACCAGGCGTAGGTGGGGTTTCGATAAGGAGTTCTTCAGTCATGGTCATCGGGTAATGGTTTGCAGGGTATCGTTAGAAAGGCGGGTTGGCCAGTAGGTGATGCGGCGGATGGTTCCAGTGTGAGCCGCATTGTTTGTCGCACCTTGTTCAGCCAAACCAATGTATAGACGGTCTATAGTGCTAGGCATAGTCACAGACGTGTCTGTTGCTTCAGTTGAACCATTAAAAGAACTATTTGAGCTGCTATTATCTGCTGCCATAATCATTCGAGATTCAGGGAAAACGCCAGTTTCTGAATGTGCTGCTTGTGTCGCCCCACCGGTAGCCAATAATGACCTAGAATCGTTGGTACTTGCATTTGTATATAGCATTATTCTATTAGTAGCAGAACCATCAGAAATAGCCAATGCTCGCCTAAAACTATTTTCACCAGATGCGTTACTTATACAATCTACATACGCAGTAACAGCGTTTTGATTATACCAGCTTGAGAAGTTTGTCCCCGTAATACTCGCCACGTCAGCAGCGCGGGTGACGGTAGAACCTTCGGTGGGGATGTAGCTGGTGGGGAAGGAACCGGCTTCTAACTGGGCGCCCCAGAAATGAACAGTAGACGAAGTTATGCCTGAACTATTTCTAAATGGATACACGCGGATTGCCGTGCACCCGGATGGAGTAGTAAATGAGTAAGTAATTCTTGTCCAACTACTAGCGGTTGGAGTAACGCTAGGAACAAGATCTACTCCAACAAAAGAGCTGTTTGATGTATCATAAACAGCAAATTTGTAGTCACCAGCAGACATAGTGCCGAGCTTTACGTAAACACTATATGTGTACTCTGCAGATGCTGTAACAGTGGCGTTAGTAACGTTGTAGACGTTGACTCCTGATCCAGCCCCTTCGTATGTGGCTGCGGTTAGTGTGCCATCGGGTGCCGTAACTGAGTTTGTTGTGATGTTAGTTTGCAGCCAATAATTGTCGTCAAAATTTGTGCTGTATAGCAACAAATTCGTCCTACTTTCCTCCACCAACAACCCCAAGCTCTCACCCGTCTCTGGGTCGTGATCAAACCGTGGAGCACTGTTGATCGCGGTGGTGGTTTTGACGTATTGTCCGACGGTGCTGGATTCCTCTAGTTGGGCTCCCCAAAGGTAAACACCATTGCCGACTGTTCCCGAGTATGTAAGGTCATTGTCATCTTCGGCGAGAAATATCCTTGCTCTTAAGGAGGAAGTTGCGTCAGCCGTTGCAGTAATAGCACAACGGTACCAACCATCTCCAACGCTTGTAATAGTCGCCGTCGTCCCCGCCGTAACCGTTCCGATGGTTCCGGCGCTAAGATTAAAGTAAGCAGTTCTAGCCGAAGAAAAAGCGCCAAATGATTGAAACTGAATAAGGACCCAGTTAACACCAGCAGCTTTTGCGTAAACCGAATGAGTGTAAGTAGTTCCTTGTGTTGCGACAACCTGCTGATAAATGGCTCTGGAGGATGAAGAATTGGTTGTATCGTCTTGGAACTTATCGGCTGTAAGCGTACCGGCTGGAGAAATTTCCTGGTTGGTTTGAATTATCGCATCTCCCGCTGATATGTTTACCCAACTCGCGTCGCCGAACTCCTCACTCCTCAGCAGCAAATTAGTAACCGCCGTTCTAATCACCCCATCGCCGTCAACATACGTTGCGCTACTAGCACGGGTATGGTCAACAAGAGTCTTGCCCGTAACACTGTCAACAAGACTCTCATTGCTTGAAAAATTAAGGTCAAGAGTGGGTCTAGCTCCACCAAGATCGTAGAGCTGGTCACCAAGACCATTATATTGATTGACTGAACTCGTCTTGGTTCCACTCAGTCTCATTAGTTCAGCTCCGTAACTTCAAGAGTTCCATTAGTAGTTCCGTTCCGCAGAACGGCAATGTTACCGCTAGGAGGAACGGCAAAGTCAAGACGTTCACCATTAGCGATAAAGTGACTGGTAGTAGTAGCAGTTTGAGCACCAGAACCAATGCTGAAACGAATATCAGCACCAACTGCTCGCATTGAAATGCGGAAGACACCAGCAGTCAAAGCGATGTTAGCTGAGGTGTTAGTAGCAGAGAGTTGGCGAGCAGTACCAGCTTCACCAAGAGGCTCTACACGATCAGTAAAATTAAGTTGTGCCATTGTTAATTAAAAAAGATTAGTACTTGATACAAGCGAGAAGTGCGATGTTACGGGGACGGGTTTCAGGGTCACCACCAGTAATGGTGTGGCTGTGTCCACCAGCTGCACTTGTAGAAATTGGGTTGATACCATTGGGACCAGTACTAATAGTAGGGTAGGTAGGGAACAAACCACCACTACTAGCTGCATACGGTATAGTGTGGGCGTGGTTTGCTGCTGCATCTGTAGTAAACGGAGTGGTCGGTAGTTTAGTGCCTTCAGTTTGACTAGAGCCAAAGGTTCGACCACTATCAGTACCTTTACCTGCATCAAAACCACGAATAAACTCACCACGAAGGTCAGGTAGTTGACCAGCACTTCCGTAGGTAGAACCAATTATTGCATACAATGCAGAGAAATCAGCAGTTACACCTTGAACAGTACCCGAACCATTAGGGATTATATCACCATTTGCTTTTAAGTATCCAACTGGTGCTGTACTTGCGGCAAAGTGAAATACTGCACCAACTGGAATACTTAGACCACCAGCAAATTTACTGGTCGTTACAGCACCATCCGCAATTTTAGCACTTGTTACAGCGCCATCTGCTAAATTACCTTCAATGATTGTTCCGTCAGCAATCTTAGGAGACGTTACTGCATCATCTACAATCTTAATCGTACTGACTGCATCGTTACCCAGTTTAGTTTCAGTAACCGTACTGTTAGCCAGTTTAGTACCAGTAATAGTAGCGTCAGCAATCTTAGCATCGGTTACCGCCAAGTCATCCAGTTTAACCGTGGTAACTGCATCATCTGCCAGTTCAGCTGTGTCAACTGCCCCAGCTAGGATTTGATCTGAACCAACAGAATCATTAGCAAGGTGGAAACCTGTAATAGAGTTCTCAGTTAGACCACCTTCTGAAATACTTGTTGAAATCGTTTGTGCCTCTTGAGAGAGATACAACGCTTGTAAAAAGTTGTCGTTAAGGTCTTGTGACCGTACCGAAGAGCCTGCAAAGAACGTAGCTTTGTTTGCGCTATCATCGGTATCCCGATAAATACGGATAGCTTCATCCAAAGCAGGTGCGGTGTTAAATTGAATAGTTGTAGCGTTGGCAAGGGAATATGCAGTTGTAATGACATCATCAAGAGTTACTTTGATGTCTGTCTCATCAATATATGGAAAAACAAAGGAGTAAAGGATAGTTGTCCCATCCCCCGTGTATCTATTTTCAGTAATAGCCATTTACGCTAGGTAAGTAATTGGGATGGGTGGATTAACGATTAGTCATTGTGGTGACATCATAAACGGGTCGTTTACCACGTTTTTGTGCCTTAATATTTTCAAGAGCCTGCATCTCACGAATCCTAATGTCTTGAAGCATTTTAGGTTCAATACTTTCAATAGCCATTTGTTTGGCGAGGCGGGCGGCAGCATTCAGATCTCCATAGACATCGTAGAACAACTTAGCATCCACTTGGGAACCATCAGCCCGTTGAGCTTGCAGTTGTTCAATAAAAGTCTTAGAAGGCATCCGGTTCATAATTTTGGTAACTTCTTTCTTAAAGATTTGATTGGTACCAAGAGCAGCATACAATGCTTGCTTTTCATCCACAGTGTACTCAACACCATTTTCACCTTTTTCAAAGATAGGACGATGATCCCAACCAATGTCCATCAAATACTGACGTTCATCGGAGATCTCACCATCATACATTTTCCAAGGGAAAGCGCCATTGTTAAAGCGAATGAATGGATCTTCAGGGTAACCAACAAGCTTACCTTCAAACCAGTCAGGAAGGTTCGGCATTTCTTTTGCAGCAGGCAAGAAACGGTTACGATTAACGAAGAAGCTTTGGAAGTCATTCTCCATAATACGCAAACCAGGATACATGATGTCGCCAAACTGTTTACGGAGTGCAGACAATGGAGCCAAGTTACTAGTAAAGTTAGCTGCCCAACGATTCATCTGAACTTCATTACCATCCAACACGTCAAGCATCGGTTCAACAGCCGAGAACATTGACTGACTGTTAAAACCTGCTGCCATGACAAATGCCATTTTAGCAAAGAAGTTTTCAGCATTAACTGGGTCAATATCATCAAAGAAGTTATCAAGGAAAGTAGCAGTCAGTTTCACCCACTGAGCATGGGGACCAAGCCAATCAAATGAAACCCAGTTACCCTGATCAGTCAAGACAGTACCAGGCTTCCAACCAAGTTGGTTACGGGTACGCTGTCTACCAGCATCAGAGTTACCATCTCCACGAATCCTACCTTGACGCCACATGTCAAACGTCTTGTACAACAAAGCGGTACCAAGGTAAACCCTACCTCTAGTTTCAGCACGAAGCTTATCAAACTCTACTTTGGTCGGAGGAAGCCCACGAGCCGACATGATGGACGCAACTTCTTCCTGGGTAAAGTCTTTGTAACCATAAGGAAGAACAAGCTTCCTGTAGTCATTCATAAACAAGGTGATAGGACTGCGCTCGCCAAAGGCAGACACAGCACTAGCCAAGGTACGTGGGAAGAAGATAAACGACTTCATCCATGGGTTTTGGTTCAACAGGTTGTTAAACGCTCGAACGTTGTCGGTGTCCAAGTTAAGAGAAATCTCTCGTGATTGATACTCAACTTTAGGATCAAGGATCTTACCATCTGCATCGAAGGTTTTGTTATAGATGTCATCTTCAATCTTCTTCATGGCTTCGGCGTCTAGCTTCTTACCAGACTTGACCCAAGCATCATGAGCACCAGCACGAGCTTCAGCATGAGCAACAGTAGCACTAGCCATACCATCCAAACCAATCATCGAGTTTGGACCAGCCCGAAGTACTGGGTTGTAAGCTAGACCATGTAGAGCTTCGGCAATGTAATACATACCCAAAGCACCTTCTTCACCAGAAGCAGCTGCAGCATCAGCAAAAGTTTTAAGAAGCTTCAACTCAGCATCAGACTTAGTGATAAAGTCTTGACGAGTTGCAAAGTCCATAGGTGAGTTGTTCTTAGAAGCTTTCCAGAACATCTTACCACCGTGCTTCAAACCTTTACCAAAAGAATCAAAGACAGAGCTGTACATGTACATACCACGACGAAGTGTGGCAAGGTCACCATGAGCAGCAGCCCCAATCATAGTAGCAATAGGTTTCTCAAGCAGCATTGCAACGTTACCTGCAAGTGCAGCTGAAGGCGCTTGAGCTGAAGTCAACATGGTGTTGTAGATGTTACCACGCAAACCTTGAACAATCTCATTAGGAATACCAGGGTTTTCATCCCAGATAAACTTGTTAATAGCTCCAAGCTTTTCCCACACATAGGTGTTCAATTTATGCATAGTATCAATACTACCATCAGTCACCTCATACGCTTCCATAAGAACTTTGAAGAACTCAGGACGCTTCTCTGAAATCTCTTGAAGAGTGTTACGGAATTGAGTAGCGTATTCAGCAGATTCTTTAGCAGCACGTTCAGCACTCAGGTTTGCAGCTTCAGCGGCTTCTTTGAGAAGTTCTGGGTTGTCGCTACGACGTTGAATCTCACCAAGAGCTTTGGTCGATTGATTACGAAGTTTCTTAGCAAAACTCGTTTCACCAATGATGTATTGCATACGGTCAAGGATACGCTCCTTAGCCCTTTCAACAGCATCAAACTCGTCAATTAGTCGTGCACCCTCTGCAATATCAGAAACTTGTCCAGCAAGAGAAGATACGAAATAGGCTTGAGCTTTGACTGCATCCATGTTGATGAAGTCATCAGTATATTTCTTGAGAGCTTGCTGTGCAGCACTCATACCAACATCACTCAATCCACGTACTTCTTTACCAAGACGATTGTAGATATTAGTGTACTCAGAAAGAAGCATCGAAATAGACCCAGGCTCCATGCGAGGATCAACCAGTGCCTCAGCTAGGCGAGCACCTTCGTCGTTAATACGTGCCATGTTGTACGGAGTACCATCAGGCAGTTTAACGCTGTAGTTACCAGCAGACTTCAGTTCGTCTTTGAGAGCGTTTACAATATTACGGCTAGCCAGGTTATCACCTTGCAGACCGACTTCCATAGCAGGTTCAGAGACCATGTTACGGAGACGACCGTGAATAGTACCGTTGTTATCTGCAATGCGTACAGCGTCCACAGAAGCCCCTACAATGCCCATATCGTCTACGGGGAGTGTTGCTACCTGAACGTCATCAAAGCCGTCATGGACGCCCTTCAGGGGCATTTCTGGGTTCGGATTCTTAGACAGGTTCAGTTGACCCATCTCATCCAAAGCTTCTTCATACTTTTGAGCATTGGCAGCCATAGTTTCGGCTACATCCATTGCATCTTCTGGGTCAGCCTTAGGTGCAAATTTAGCAGCAGCGGACTCAGAATCAAAGACGTAAGAAGTAGTATTACGAAGTCCCTTGAGAGCACGTCCTAGTTTAACAGTAGATCCAAGAATACTACCAAAGAAACCAAACCGAACACCTTCCATAATGTTCTTTTGACGGAACATATCAGGACTTTCACCGTCAATGGTTGCCCAGTCAGACGGAATAAATGCCCAGGTCTTCGACCAATTCTTCTTTAGCCAACCACTAAAGTTGTCGTCATACTGATTAAGTACGTTAGTGTAATCAACATACGCACCGACACCAGTATCAATACCCATCTCTGCAAAGTATTTCATCAGGCGGTTTTCACCCAATGGATTCTTTACCTTAGCTTGTAAACCCCGACCAGCCTTCATAGCGGTACGACGCATCCCAATAAAAGGAGTAAGCAAAGAAGACAACTCACGAGTTGCTTGAACTGCATCGTTAGTGAATTTAGACTGCTTCCTCATGTTAACAAAAGGAAGTTTATTTAGCTCGTCCATAACGTAATCGTTAAGACCAGCTCCTGGTGCAGCTAAAGCGTCCATAATAGTACCTAGGGTACCACGCTCTTCACCAGGCAGTCCACCACGAAATGGTTTCAACCATTCAGGTGTTTGATAATCAGAACTAGGAGGAGCCTCAGCCCCAGGTGCTGGTTGAGCAGCAGCCGGAGCTTGAGTTTCTTCTGGAGGGATCTGCTGAGCAATCTTTTCGACGACTTCAGGTTGTTCTTGTTCCAGTTCCTCTAGATCTGGGATATTAAGTTCAAATTCCATAATTTAGATTCCTGTAACAAACCGTCTCCAAGCATTCTTAGGTGGTCCAGAATAAATATCACCTTTACCACGTTCTTCTGGGTGGTGGTAGAAGTTACCCCGTTCATCAAACAGTACGTCACTACGTCCTGCATTCTTATACAAAGACCTACCTTTAAAATCAGTCCTACCTTGCAGACGCATCAGGGCTTCAACAAGTTTGGCTTGACCAGCAGGGGAAGCATATTTAGCTTCAATGTCAGGTCTAAAGCGAGCAGTACCTTTCTTAACAGCTTCGTATTGAGAAGGATTAGTTACGATAGCTTGGATTGAACCCCGACCTTCTGCATACCTATTGATGATAGATGCTGCCACACCGTAGATGTCATCACCAGGACCGGCTTCACCACTTGCTCCATAAGCCAACCACTTGTAGGCATCAGCAGGAAGACCTGTTAGTGTACCTTTAGTTTGACCAGCAAGAGGGGTGATGTTAGGAAGAGTATAGCCAGGTTGAGTATTCAACGGATGAGGGATACTGTTAGTAACTCCTGCAACAGGCAGAACCCTACCTTCAAAACCAGCTCGGGTTTGAGTGCCGCTACTAAGAATAGCACCGTTAGGGTTAACGTATTGACCACTCAGGTGCCTATCAAAGAAAGTCTTTTGAGCAGCTGGAAGCTCATTACGTTTTTGGACAGCCTGTTCAATTTGTTTAGCATCAAACGAATTAGGCTCATAAGAGCGATAAACTGCAGCAAGTAAATCCATAGGGCTTTTAATAATTTCTTTTCCAGCAGCAGCATTAATCTGTTGAGCTGCAACGGAGTAAAAGTCACCTATAGGTTGACCACTGAGAAGTTTACCCATGTCAGTCAAAGCACGATCACGTGCTATCAGACTGCTTGGGTTGTTGTGCAGTTCAGAATAGACATTACCACCAGTTTTAGCCACATCAACGATGTGAGCCAACTGATTAGTCATCTGTTCAGTTTTTGTACCAGCTGCTGCTGCTTGATTGTACCAACGGAAGGGTCGCTTGTTTACATCCAATTCTAGTAGGTGACCAGACTTAGCAGCAAATGCTTTGTTAAGTTCTTCAGTCTTCCGCTTTGTCCAGTTAGCAAGAACTAGACGACGCTCTTCAGGAGTTCCTGCAGCTTCCAGATCTCGGTTAAAGTTAGAAAGATCTTTAGCGTAGATGTCGTTAACAATTTGTCCACCGACACCTTTCAGTTCTCCGTACAAGTTTTTGGCAGAACCGAGGTTAGCCGAGACAATATCAGTGATAACGTCTTTGTAACTCTTGTGCTCTTCAGTCAGGTTGTTAGCGTCGTTACGCTTAGCGACTTCATACAAAGGATGAGTACGACCAACAGCATCTGCAAACAACGGATGAGAAAGAGATAGCGTACCACTCATCGCATCTGCCTGAGCACTAGCGATCTTAGCTTGACGCTCAGAAGAGCCTTCACCGTACATCAACAACTGACCTTGAATCTGATCAATACCAGCTTGAGCAGGACTTAAACCTGCAGCAGCTGCTTGTTCAGACAAGAACTTGACTTGGGCAGCGCCTTGTTCAAAGGTAATCTCACCTTCGTTTTCTTTGATGTGTTGGATGTAGCTAAGGACTTGATTCTTAACGCTAGCTTGCCTAGATGCTAGTTTATTGGTAAATGCTTGTGTTTCTTTGGTGATGACAGAAGCCTTTACACGATTGAAGTGACCAGCATTGTAGTCCTTAAGTTTTTCACCTTTAGGACCAACAATTATCTCGCCGTAAGATTCTACGTTAAACGTCTCACCAGCAAGTACAGCATCATCAATAGACTTCTCATACTCCGACAAAGCTACTGCTTCACCGATACCCCTATCCTCACCACTGATCGGGTAAGTAGCTGCCATTGCAGTAATAAAGTTAGAGAAGGCTTGACCACGCTCTTCAGGAGTCATCTCCGTTTGCATGGTTTCCCGCTGCTGCCTCAGTAGCATCATCCTATTATTATGACCGCTGGTTGATCGCCACTCTCTATCTTCACGCTGTTTAATTTGCAGCATGTTGTTTTGAATAAGTGGCATCCCATGTTCTGCAAGGATACCTAAATCCATAGAATCATTACCAGCAATGTCATCAATACCCATAGTAGATTTGAGAAGCTGGTTACGTACCATCTCTGCAGTGCTGGGAGGTAGATTCGGATCATTAATACGGACAGAAGTATCTAACCCTGGTAGATATATCATACCAGAATTACTTTTCCTTTGTTCACGAACCCATTCAGGTAATGCAGTGCCTAATAGTTTAGCTAATCCAATTTGAACATGCTTACGTTGTTTACCCTTAAATTTCAAAAGGAAATCAACCATTTGAGAATTACCGGGTTCTTTACTCATATCCCGTGCTGTAGAAGCAGCCTCAGACTCTAAGTTCTGCTCCTCTTGTGAACTCATCAGTCCCCGACGTTCAGCCTCGTCGGACAGCATCTGCTTTAGTTCTTCTGGTGTTTTGGTAAGCAGAACCTCCGCAGCCACAGCCTTAGCTGTAGATTCTCTAGCAAGGTCCTGTACTTCATAAATACTTTGAATAGCTTTAGGAGCAAACTCATAGAGTTGTTCCATCTGCTTAGCTTGCAGTTCCTGAGCTTTGTATTGCTGAACTCCGGACGTTTGGATGTTGGAAAAGCTTTGAGCAATAGTAGATAAATTAGCTTGAAGCCTAGGATTAGGATCTGGGATCTCTACTGGCTGAAAGGGTGACCCTTGAGCCGACCCTTCAAACGCTATTTGCGTAATTTCTGGTAGTTTCATTAGCTTTACCCGTAGTCAATTTGTGCGCCTAATTTAGCACCCTGTATAACTCCACTACCAATGGCTAGAGCAGAATTAAGCCCATAGTTAAACCCACTACCTTGGTAAGCGGTTTCAGCCATTTCAGGAATTGGACCTTCAATTACAGAACCATATGCCCGCATATCTGCAGAATAGGCTTGTCCGCCAATCTTGCCCATATTGCGAGTAGATTGTTTCATAGCACTTTGTTCGGTCAACGCAAGACGTGCTTCGCTATTACCAAACTGAGCAGCAGTTGCTAAAGCGATTGCTCGATCAGCACTCCTACCGTATGTTTCAGTAGCAGCAGCGTAACCTTCAGCTTGCATTAATTGTTTAATCAAAGCTTGCCGTTTATCACTGAACCCAAGGAACTGCTCTTGCAGCCTTGCTTGTTCAGTTTGCCAGGATGAGTTAGCTGCTTTGAAATTTTCCACCATCTGTTCGCGGACTCGATCAACTTGACGCTGATAAGCCCGCTGCTTGTACTCGTTCATTATTCGAGTACGTGCAATACTTAGTTGGTTTTTGTAAACACCTGCTGCCTCTTGTGCCGCCATTTGGTCTGCCTTGGCGCTTGCACTGAAGGCACCCATAATACCTTGGATCCCGGCGGAGACCAGCATTGCGGTACCCATTTAGCATACCTCCTTTGTCATAGTAATACCATTTCGACTTGATAACTGTTTGTTAGAGCACTTGGAAATACTCTTAATATTTTAAAGCCAAAAAATTTAGCCATTTTAATTGCTTGAGTGTACTCAATTCCTGTGTGGTTCCAAAGAAATGGTCGGGTATTATTACCTTTAAACCAACGTTTAGCAAACTTCATGAACGCCACTGGATGCTCCTCCATGCCTCTGCACATGTGCATCCAGAAGCAGTCAGACTCAAACCCAAACAATGCTGCTGGCTTGTTGTCTTCTGTTAGAGCCAGATAAGCCTCACTATTAGAAACATCCATAGCAAGGCTTAACACAGGATTGAGTTGGCATCGAAGCAAATCTTCTAAACTATTGTCTAGTAGATTATCAAGAACCAACGGTATATCATTGATGCTAGCAGGTCTTACATAAAAACCAGGGGTGGAAATAGTCATCAGGCTCTACGATAGAAACGAGTGTTGTAGTTGCCTTCCCAAGTCAAACTATCAAGACTTACCGGGAATGCAGTATCACCTTTAATGGTGATTTTAGTATTCTTATTACGTTGGAATACAGGTACAACGTGTTCAGCAGAAGCTGAAAGGTTTACACTACCTAATTTATAGCTGTTAGGTAAAGTAACTGTCACAACGTTATCCCAAGAATCTTTACCAGTAATATCAACAGTGTACGTTACAGGACCACTTAAACCTGTAGACACCTTAAGACGGTGTATAATCAGATCTGCAGTTGCATCTGCCGTGTATTGGTTTTGACCACCACTTTGACCCACAAAGAATGTAGGTAGTTGAATAGTCATTTCATAAATGTAACCAATAATTAGATTACGTCCACGTAAATCACCGTCAATATCAACGTAATAGTTACCGGCAGAACCTGAAACTGTTGGTAAAAGAATTGTACCATTAGATTGTACATCTGTAATGGTTTGACCTATGTACCCACCTAGTTCTAATAAACAGAAGGTTTTACTAGTGATGTGATCATACGGTAAGAAGACTCTTGTAAGATCATTAGCAGAGTCATAGGTTCTGTAAGGATTAACAGAGAACAAATCAAGACATACATCAGTCTTTTCCCCAGTAGAAAGTGTCAGGAAACCTTGTTCACTAGATTGTGTGAGATCGTAGGATTGTAAGAAAACATTAGTTCCATCTTCACAAACTGCATAGAACGTAGTTTGATCAAAGAACTGTTCAAGTAGATTACCAGTTAGTTGCCACTTGTACCAAGTGTTAGCCCGACGTTCGTTACCAACTTGGTAGTACCTATACTGATACAAAGTATCTGTACCTTGTTCACCGAATGAGATGATGGACAAAGCAGGTGAGGCAACAAAACTATCGACAGTAGCTGGTACTAGTTCGGAAACATTATTAGTTAATTCGTTAGCATCGGCAGGTGCTTCTTTTCTGATATTACTGATTTCATATAATCTAGTCCACAATAGTGTCTTAGATACAAAAGCAAGGCTGGTACCAAGTGACACCGCATCTAAATTAGAATCACATTCATACCTTCCAAGCGTATTGAGCTTAGCGGTTGTTGGACTAAGAATATCAGCATCAGTGGATAGTAGGAATTGTTCGTTTTGACCAAACATCACAAGACCCACACTGACCGTTTGCACGTATGTAAGATTAACAGGTTGTTGTGAAGTAGCACTCAAATCAATGGGATCAGCTGCAGAGACAAGCTGTGCAGATCCTGCAAAGAAGTTAAAGTAATCACCAGCTTTACTAAGGATTACATTCTCATTAGAAAGGAATCCAAGGCGGTTACGGTAGAAGAATATGTTGTTAATCTTTTGACCAATAAAACTCGGAATAGGATTAGTAAGATTATCTCCAACTAATCTGTCCTCCCAATCTACAGGACTAAAACTAAAAGAACCATCTGCTTCACGAACAAGCTCGTGAGGCATTGTCAACTCATCAATTTGATATTGAATACCAGGGGCAACAGTCTCTTCCCACACACCAGGACCACTTGTGGCACTGTCAGTAGTGTTGAACTTAACCCACATGTCATCCGCATCTACAATATCACTGTTGTAAACTTTAACCACGTAGCCATTTTGGCATTGGTTAGGGAGCCTACCAGTAACGTTGATTTGATCTTGGAATACATAAAGACCTTCTTCAGCGCCTGAACCAGTTGTAGACACTGTAAAGGCACTAGTTCCTAGAAGATAAATACCAGGACCAACAGCTGTAGCAGTTACTCCGTGAGTACCAGTTGCAGCGTTAATGGTAGAAACAAGGTTAGAAACAATGATACCTGTGTCTACGTTACCCGATGATGTATCTTTGGGGGTTTGATAAGTGTAGTCTACATTATTAATGCTGACAATATATTCCGCATGATAGGCAACAATACTAACAACAACAAATGCCTGATCAGGTAGTGCAGTACTTGTCGTTGTCTTCATTGCTGTTACCTTTGCTTTGTTTAGTACAAAGGTATAATCATTAATAGTCAGCAGTTCAATATCATCAGCTGTTGCTCCGTACAAATAACCATTTGACGGAATCGTAGTGATGTTACAATTAGTTACTTCTGCATCATAGTTGGTTTCAGCCACACCTTCTGCAGTTACTGCGTTATCGTGGTCAGTAACAGCAGTCGCTAAGTTACTAGTAGCAGCACTTAAATCACCAGCGTTGTATTCAGCAGCTGCAGTAGAAACCAATTCATAGATTTTAAAACCCTCACGTTTGATGTAAGGGTAATCATCAGTACGTTCTACACCTAATTCATATTGAGCAGGGAAGCTGCTAACATTAGCATATTGACCAATAATAGTTCCAGCATTTATAAGTAAATAGTTAGAACCATTATACGAAACACCGGATATTAAACTTTGCTGATAATTAGTATCGTAGGTAGTAGATACTTCAAACAAAGAAGATTGAACTCCAGTTTGACCATCTGATACTTCAGCGTATGTCGAACTGGACTGATTCAAATCTTCTAGTTCAGCTTCAGTTGTATCAACAGCAGTGTTGTACGTTGTTAAATCTGTTTTAAGATTTGTAAGGTTACACGTAACAGGTACACCAGTATTAGTGCCCATATCGACAGCACGTGGACTGCCATCAATCAGGCTCCACACACGAAAAGTGTTGTCATCATACTGTGCAACATACTTTTCCTGTTCATCCCTAAGGATCGAAAACCACTTGCCGGAAGTAGAAGCGTTTTTTAGATTAGCTACAAACTTACCGCCAGGTCGCTTTAGCATCCCCAAGGCGTAATCAGGAAAGACATTGTTAGCGTCGGTAACCTGACCAGGAAATTTAAGATTGTCGGGTTGTTGAGAAATGCCAAGCAAAAGGGTTGGGATCCTTTGGGTCAGTGTGCTCATCTGATCAGCGCGTGATACGGTTGATAATTGTTGTAATAGTTTTCACCTTCTCTCCAGCCGAAGATGCTGTAATCGCCTTGATTACAATCGTATTCGAGAGCGGCTGCACGAGTTTGAATTTCTTGTTCTTGGAGAAGTTGATTCAAAGCTGGATCACCTACCATTTTAGTAGCAGACAAACGGGCAGCACGTGCCATAATATACTGCTGAATAGCAGGAGGTACATCCTCAAATTCAAACATCCAAGTTACATCAGCTTTAATATCTGAAGTCCATTCAAACGAATGAGTATATTTATTGTAGAACTTACCATTTCTACGAACAGGGTTGTAATCGTCTCTATGTGTATATTTACTGGTATCCATCTGTAACACGTTGGGAGGATAAGCAATCTCTTTGGTTACAGAATCAGGGCTAAATGAATAATCAGCTTCAATATTAAAGTGCCATCCTTCTGATTGTACTTGTCTGTTAACTTCACGAAGGGTGGTGAGGACGATAGCAACTTCAGGGTTCTGAAGATCTAGTGTGGTGACAGGAGCCTGCCCCACTGAGCTAAGTATTTGATTTACAGCATCCAGTTCTGTGGACGCAGCATATGTGACAGGCATAATTTTAAGTAAAAAAAAGGAGCCCCCGAAGAGGCTCCCGTTGAACAAATATTTAATTGGATCAGAATGCGGCAGGCTTGGTAGCGGTACCAGCAAACAATTCCACGCAAGCAGCGGGGTTCAGGTAATCAGCACCCATGGCAAGACGACCAAGGATAACGTCGCCCTGGTAAACCACGGACACGTCACCGCTGGTGACTTGGACTTGAGGACCAATAGCCTCAACACAGCCAGCACCTTCGCGTTGGAAGATGAGACCACAGCTGTTAGCGAATTCGGTTTCTTCACCGTACTCGTTGTTGATACCAGCAACATCAGCAGCGGCATCTTCAAGAGCTTCAGACACGAACGAACCAGTGTTACCAGGATCAGTGACACCGGGGTTGGTAGCAGAAGCGGTACCGTACTTCGTACCATACTGGCTGAAGAACGGGATGTTCATGGATTTGTAGATACGGATACCTGCAATTTCCATGATACCTTGACCGGACTGCAGGGCAGTACCTTGCTGGTCACGATTCACCAGATAAGCACCTGAACCAGTACCACCGATTGCTTGAATCAGTTCGTAGTACTGACGGGGGTTCAGGACAGCCACACGACCGTCGCTGCTAACACCTTTCTCGTCCAGAGCAGCTGCAGCATCATAGAATGCACCAACCAGGTTGTTAGCGTTGTAAGCGTCAGAAGCGTTAGCGGTAGCGCCAACACGGATCTGAGTACCACCAGGCTCAACGAAGCCAGTCTTGGTGATAGGAGAAGCAGCGCGAGCGCCACGGGTCAGAGCACGGAAGATCAGACGATCGTACTTCTGAGCCAGAGCATAGCCGATCTTACGGGAGATTTCGCTACGCAGGTCATAATGCGACAGAACTTCATCGAGTTCGTACACGAAAGCCGAGCTGATCAGAAGGTCATCACAGGTGATGGTCTTTTCAGCCACCGGGGGCGCACCGTCGGTGTTACCGAGGATAGCGTTTCCGGGAGTATGGAACTCAGCTTTGGTGTGACCAGTATAGATGAACTGCAGACTCTTGCCATTACGCAGAGTACGCTTCATCACAAGGTCACGGGCAATAGCATTGTGCTGGAAGCCCTTGAACATCTCACCGCTAAACAGCTTGAGATACAGAGCGCGGGCGTCACCCGCAGAGTTAGCCTGACCAGGACGAGTCAGACTCGTGGTCAGAGTAGAATTTTGTTGTGCCATTTTAGGTAGGAGTTAAAGTATTAAGACTTGCTCCCAAAGCTTTGGAAAATTTTTTCAGTTTTTATTGTGGTCTATCCCACCGTCTAGACGGCGAAGGGTGTCCTCGTAAGGGCCAACGCCAATAGGAGCCAGGTCCGACTCTGAGGTGCCTGACTCCCGCTAGTTACAGAAGACCTTTAAGGCACTTCTTTTGTTTTCTACATTGTGGTTTTTTATCACCACACTGACCGCAACGTTTGAACACGGTTGAATCAGCTTTGCTGGGATCAAGACGGGTAACGTTGGCAGTCATTTTTTTAGACTGTTGAGCCATTA